GGAAGTGGAGATGTATCGTTCTCGTAACCTGACTTGCCATTTGCATTCTTAACCTTAACCTGACAACGCTTTACAGAGTATTCAGTATTAAAGCCAGAACCTTCACGAATAACGTCGAACCATACGCCAGAATCGTCAACATCGCTGTTGAGTGATGTAGGATCTTGGTTCTCCTGATTCACATATAGGCTCATCTCTTTCTTCATGTCTTTGTGAGCAGTTGTCTTCAGCTCGAGCAATCCTACTTCGCCTGCCTTATCGACAGCATTGTAGACATAGATTGTCTTGGGGTTGATATCGCCGATGAAGGTATTAAACCCCTTCATTTGCTCCTTGATGGAGTCTTCGTCAAGACCTCTAGCCTGCAATTGGCCTTTGATCTTCTCAGCTTTCTTCTTAAGAGCCACAACATATTCTGTTACTGGGCACTTCTTCTCAGAAGTCATTGAGGATGCGAATGGACGTGAACGACCAGTTTCCGGGTCAGTTAAGCCCCAGCAAATCTGCCATTTACGATATGCGTATCCATTTGATGCTTCGCCGAAGGGCGGGAGGATGCGGAAGACGTTATGTCCGTCTTTAACTTTGTGTCGTTTCCAGTCGCGGCGCGCTTTCAACGAATCAAGATTGAGTTTAATCCTAGTATTTGCCATAGGGTATCTCCAAGGGGTTTTTCATACAGCTTAATTGCCGTGAATATATTATACCATATCTCAACGATTTAGAGCGTAGAAATATCGTCCGTAGTCACTTCTGTGAAGCCACGATTAGTAAGGGCACTTACAGCTTCTGGAACTCCAGCGAAGTTAACTAAGTAAACTAACTCAGTTCCTGTAGGTAATGTAGCAAGATGACTTTCTACATACTTCTTGAAGATCGATGGGTGACTCTTTTCCAACATCTCAACAACAATAGCGCTAAGCTCTAGATCGTTGCTGTAAGGACGTCCTTCGAACTGATGTGGTTTAATAGACCAACCATTAGTTCCCTCGTTATCATAGCGCATGCCAATACTGTCTACGATATAACGCAGCTGATTGGGACCAGTAAGGGTTTGCGTTACCCCTGGACCAACAGTCCTGGGACGAGAAGCTTTGGAAGCGTTTGCCTTAATTTCCTCGAGGAAATCTGGCTTGGCAATGACGAACTCGCCTTTGCGCAGTTCAGTGGGGACAGTATCTACTTGTACGAATTTATACACCTTCGTTCTCCTTTGGGAGTTTAATTGTTCCATCCATTTGATAGTATTGATCCTTATACCAATCAATTTTAGTAGGGCCGTGCTTAAGCGTACAACCTATTTTTTCTCCGTCGAAATGAGTATTTTCAGAAATAAACTTTTCTAACATCTCAATACGATTTGAGAAAGCCATTAAGTTACGTATATGATCTTGTCCGGGTTGGTTTCTGAGTGCGTTAAAAGCTAACTTATTAAGGTGCTTCATGTGTCTCCTTTAAGGTTTTATTTTACTTCTTCAAGATGGACGATATTTAAAGCTACTGGAGTTTTCCAGCCTGCTCTAAGTTCTGCTCGCACATATACAATACTATTTATAGGCAAGCGATAAGCCTTCTTGAGATTCCAATTAGTTGCCTCGATGACATTAAAGCCATCGGAAAGCTTAACCGAAACACAGGACCAATCCCTACCGGTCTTCTTAGATTTACCGGCTCTTACCTCAGAACCGTCAAACAACAACATCATGCCAAAGATCATCGGCTGTCCCTTACTGGCAGAGAGATTAGCATTTAACATAGCCTCAGCAACTCTAACTCCGCCCAAGATGTGAGTAGGTTCACCTTTACCCATAACTAGAGGAAAGGCCTTACGAGTAGTAGATTGCAACCCTGGCCACTTATTCTTTAGGAGATCTACAATGCGGCCGTCTGCTAGCAGCGGCTTATTAAAGCACTTATTAGCATCTCGCTCCTCTAAGAACATTTTGATGGGGTCTGTATCATACATCTCATCTTTAAAGTTCTTGGATTTGCGAAACTTAGTGTAATCGTCCATAAACTGTTTGCGAGCATCAAGATATGAATATATAGTTGGATCCATAAGATCGTCAGCAGCTCTAGCCTTAATGAGAGCACTAACAACACCGATGTTGCATTTAGAATGATCTACCCTGGCAACATAATCCTTAAGATCTACAAACGGAGCCTTAGCCATCAGTTCGTGAACTGACTGAGGACCAACACCCTTTACAACAGAAACAGGAGCAACGATCTTATTGCCTCTGATAGTAAACTCACCGCTTGGGTTCTTTAAGCTAGGCGGAGCAATGGTTTCCCCTAGATAAGAGATGTAAGAGCGTGTCTTTACCTCTTTGTCTTCATTATTGAGAACACCAGACCACCATTCAAGACGGTACTTGTTCTTCAACCAGAGAGTAATGTACCCTAGCTCTGCATAGGCACAGGAATGTGATTTATTGAATGAGTACCTAGAGAAGGCTTGAATCTGCTGGCAGATTGTCTGTACAGCTTCATCTGTCCAACCACGAGCCTTACAAGATGCCCTAATGCGATCGAATGTAGCCATAATTACGTCATGCTTCTTCTTGGCAATAGCAGAACGAATCATATCTGATTCTTCCCAAGAGTAACCTACTACTTCCACAAGGAATCTCATGACCTCTTCTTGATAGACGAAGACGCCATTTGACTCATTTAGAATAGTAGACAAGTCTTCATGGAGATACTCAATAGTGCGCTTCTGGTTTCTAATATCCATGTAATATTGGGCAGCAGTTGTATTGTATAGGGGCGCATCCAATGCACCTGGACGACACAGAGCGGTCATGCAGGCAAGATCTGCTTTCTTAAGCGGACAGAACTCTTGAGCATAGCCCTTAATGAGTTCTGAGTTAAATTGGAACGATGAGTCTGTATCCTTCCTATAGAAGTCAGCAAATACACCATCATCTTCCGGCAATCTATAGATATACGCAACTCCCTTTTCTTCTACTAGTAGATCAATTCCATAATTCTTCTTGACCAAATCTACACAGTCCGAGACCATGTTTAGGGTATTGATCCCCAAAATGTCAGCTTTCACAAGGCCAGATTTCTCTACCATCCCAGCGTCAAACTGGGTAACCAGGATCGATCCTAGCTCCTTGTCATCCATCATCATGGTAGGAACACGATCGCCAGAGAGGTCAATTGTCGAGATAACAAATGCAGAGGCATGGCGAGAATAGCCAGAGATAGACCCGATAAGACGTTTCACCATCTTCTCTATGTCTGGCTTCTGCTTGAAGAAGTTAGCCAAGATCTCTTTCTTCTCAACCTCTCCCTTGTGCTCGTTGTCCTCATTGTCGGTGTATCCGTATAGGAAGTCTAGCTCATCAACACCCTGGGGCGAATCATCGATTGCCTCTGTTACTGCCTTAACTTCAGGATCATTGCGATGTCTGCCATAAAGTGCCCACATTGCATCCTTAATGGCATTCTTTGTCTTCATCTTGCTGAAGGTCGCAATCTGAGCAAATCCTAGACCATACTTCTCCTGCAAATATTTCATAACAATCGGACGGGCACGTTTAGCCAAATCCAAGTCAATATCTGGGAAAGAACCTGCCCTAATACGAGCGTGTGACAAGAAGCGCTCGAATGGTAGGTTCATTGCAATAGGATCAACGTGAATGATCTTTAGATAGAAGCTCAGTAGTGATCCACCAGCTGAACCCCGTGCAATGTTCTGCAACAGCCCTTTAGAAGTTGCGAACGCACAGATATCCTCATACATCAAGAAGTATGGCAGGAAGTTAAGTGTTGGGTTCTTCATGATTACATCGATCTCTTTCTTAAGACGATCTTTGTACTCTTTAGAGTCATTCCAGCGCCCGTGTTCCTTACACTTCTTCATTGTAAGATAAAGCAACTGCTTGTCGTAGTCGCCAGTCATGGCCTTGATATCATCAGGGATGTGGATCCTAGGGAGGTGATACTCGTGCTTAATCTTAATACCTGCTGCCATACTAGCAATAGCAAATGTGTTGTCCACAAGACTGTTATATAAGGGGATAGTAAATTCATCACCGATATGGGACTTAAGAATTGCATACATCTCATTGGAAGACATCTGGTGACGTGCCTCAGAGAAGTAGCGGTTGTCCTTAAAAGCATTCTTAGATACGCAGTCCTGAATGATCTTGTCGTTGTGGTCTATATAATGAGCATCACTTACAGGAACCATGTGCATTTCGTACTTACCAGCAAGCTCAAAATAGAACTTATTGATTACGGCTTGCATGTTGCCGCCTGGAACACTGAATCCTCGGAATCCACTAATCTCTGTGTCAAAATGCCTAGTGGCATTGATTGCAGCTAGTTCTAGACGTACATTCAAATGCTTATTCAATAAAAGAATAAGGTCTTCAGCTGCTTGATGTTGTCCAGTCATTAGATACGAGGTTGCAGGGCCATTAATACCTGGAATGCCGAAGACGATATCGTCTTGTAGTTCAATTACCTTATCTAGAGGTACTAATGGGAATTCAACATTAGAGATGTTAACCTTATGCAGCCATCCCAAGGAACTGAGCTTAAGTAGATTCTTATAGCCAGTGTTTCCAACAGCCCATGCATTCAAATAGAATGAATATCCCTCGTGAGATACATATAGACCACAACCTGGAATACCTACTAACTTATCTTCTGGCCAATAAACCTTATCGACAATATCTTTGTCGTCTTTAATGTCTTTATTCCACTTCTTGATCATTTCTGGGATGCGGATCATGTGGTATAGAGATGCAGCATTGCCGTGATCAACGATTGAAAATGCGGGAGTCTTACTATTTAAGCAGTATTTAACCCATTCTTCGATATGAGGAACAGAGTCCGAATAACTGTAGGTCGAATGGCAATGCAGCTGTGCTGGTTCTGGAAGATTCAGGGTATTGTCTACTACCACTGCATTCTGCGTAAACGTCTCAACATCCCCCAACATTTTAGCCACAATCTTATCTAGCTGAATAGTAGCCGATATATCAGATAGAGCATCGTGGGCATTGATTGGAATCTCAAAGTGCTTAGCGAGGGTTGCTAACTTTATGTTAGGAGTCGGAAATTGCTTCTTGATCGTGCGGACGCGCTTGAGAAGATCGCGGGTATCGGAGTTGAATAAATCAGCAAACTCCTGTTCTTTTCCCACCTTTTTAAAAAGAGACGAGATGAAGCCCCTGTCGAAGTCCACATTATAGCCGGCAATAGTAAATTTAACACCGAACTTCTTAACGAACTTAATAAGTTTATCAACCATCACCTCTGGTTTCTGGAATGTCTTAAGTCGCTCTAATGTCAACCCATTGATTACTAAAGCTTCTGGCTCAACTGCATTCCAGTTTATTGGTTGACAATGCTCATTGAAAACATCTGGTTGCTCAACACCATTGATCATGGCTATACAAGCAAGTTGGACTACATCATTTTTAACTGAGTTTAAGCCAGTAGTTTCACTATCTAGCCACAGGTAATTTACAGAATCTATCATGAACGCATTATACAAAAAGAAAAGGCCAAGGGTTTTAAACTTGGCCTTAGTTGGAATCTTTACGTAAGGAGAACTAGAACGTAAATACTAAATCAATAGTCGTATCGATACTGTGGATGACGTTGAGCTGAGGAGCAACTTCGTAATTATAAATAGCTTGCTGAGCCATTCCGTCTTGGATGCCAGCCAGATAAGCCTTAAGAATAAAGTTATTCGGTTGACTATGACGGCCACCAGTACCACCATTATGAGGTGGACATTTGCTTGCCGCATTAGAGCCGTTAGCTCCTCTAAGAAGAGCGGCGCCCATCGTTGCGGGATAGTTAAGGGTAAAGTTAGTAAAACCGCTAGCAGCATTGGTCTTTAGGTCTGTACTAATCTGTGCTAGATTAGTAGTTACAAAGCCTTGACCAGCAGCGTATGCAGCATCACACTGCATTAAGAGTCCGGTTGACCCGTCAAAATAGTCGTATTTTAAGCTCATTTAGCCTCCAAATTGATAACTATATCCTATCAGGCACTTATGGCTGAGCTGGGATTTAAGTCACCAGATTGGATCTCGTTGATCTTCTCTAGAAGGAAGCGAATCTTGGCGCGCTCATACTTAACGCTGGCAGTATATGCCCCATTTAAGTCCTTGACAATCTGACGGGCTGTAGCTAACTTATCGTCAGACGAACGAAGCTCTTCGATCTCATCGATCTTCTGTTCGGCCTTGACAATAAGGCTTGCAGCTACGTCCTCTGATACCTCTTCGTGGTTGTCTACGAAGGTCTGAATCTCACTAAACTGTTTGCTCACATTAACTCCTTTTTAATTCGATCTTTAAGATCACAGGCTCTTTGTACTATCGGTTTCAATCCAATAGTCTTCTTCTTAGCGGTATATTTTGACAAAAGTTTCTTATAGCGTTTGATGGTTTCTTTATCAACACCACCAACAGCAATCATATCTTGGATAGCATCCTCTAGCTCATCGAGTTCTGATGTGTACTGTTTGGTAAGGCGAGCAATCCGCTCTGTGGCAGTCTTAAGATCATGACAAGGATCGCAGATGCGCTGTAGGTTATATTTAGGACACCACAAGCGAAGCACATACTGATTCCAATCTTGGAATCCGTCATCGACATCTACAACAGGAACGATGTGATCCACTACTATTTGACTGGAAGGTGCCCAAGCACTACAAACCTGACATTGGCGCTTAACCCAGTTTTTCTTATGTCTAGTTCCGTCTTTTTTGTAACGTGGAAATTCTTGGCGAGATTCCTCTAGAACCTCACGAACTAATGGCGAACGAGAGAAGGCACGTCTAAGCGCACCACGTATCGCAGACTCTTGATTGTAGGGAGGTCTCTTCTTCACGAAGAGATTATACTAAAGAGCCCACTGACCGTTCTTGTCAACCTTAAGAAGAGGCATCTGCTTCTTCTGGGTCTTGCCCTGCTTGAGCTGCTGAGCAACCTTAACCGGGTCTTTCTTAGAACCAGGATTTATACCTGGCATCTTGGGAGGTTTTGCCCCACCAGCTGTAGCAGAGGGAGAAGAGATAGGCTTTATCTCTGGAATCTTGGGTAAATCAGGATGCATTGGGCGAGCCTGAGACTTAATGGCTTTTAATAGCTCTTCAAGCTTTTTATGAAGTGATTCCATAGGTACATTATACTATGAGTCGATAGCTATGCAAGAGACACCGCT